AAGATGGGAAGTTTGAAACCCACTTGAATTAAAGTCCCCTATAAAACCACTATGTGGAAAGGTGGACAAATCTAGCGCTTAGGCGTAGAAAGGACCAGAATATTGCATCGGTCCGTCGTAACGTCGATAATATTCTGGGCCCATGCGGCGAATGTTACGCCGTGGCAGAGCTTGCATCTGTTGTGCCTGCTGTTTGTGCGATACACGTTGTCTTGGCGCCTGGGCAGTTAAGGTAGTGTTGACACTCCTGGCTGGTGCATTGCTCATAGCACTCAATGGCGCAGTACGTACAGGTATCCTTGATGGTCGTGGTACGTTGACTGCGCGCTTGATAGGAACCGGGATGCGCGAAGGTCGGCTGACCGTTTTCCTAGGTGCAGAAGGTGCAATTTTCACCGGAGCAGATGGTGTTTCTTTCTTCTTCGAGAAGAGCTTGACAACCCAATCGATAACAGAAGGCGCATATTGCGCGATAGTCGTCATTATCGAGCCCAGATCGTTAGCAGCGGATGGAAGCGAGTCGGGCATCTGTTGGCGGACAGTTGAAGCCATACGAAGAGCCAAAGGATCATATATTGGTGATTCGTGGACAACGGCCTGCAAGACAGACCCGGAGACAGGCTGCACGTCGATACACATGATGGTCTTGAAAACCAACGGTGCGACTTGTGCGCTGGATGATCCGGCGGAGGATGAAAAGTCATACAGGACGAATGCCCAGGTCATATCGTACCACTCAAAGTCAGGGCATGCATTGCCTTCGTCCACAGATTGAAATCTGGACAAATGCCATGCGCCAGTGGCGTCGATCCACTCATAATAACAAAAAGTGTTATTTTGAGTGGCAACGTCATCCACACGAGTGTATGTTCTACTCATGCTAACGTAACGTTGTGTCGGCTCTGAAAATTGGTGTACGATGAATGCTCCCTCAGTAGCCTTAGAGCTCGTAGAGCGTGGTGATCTCATAAGAACTTCACCGCCAGATGTTGGTATCTTACCCAGCGACACTACTTGTATAGAATTGCCTGGCGAAGGTACTGTGACGGGCTTATCCTTAATGTTGATCTGCTCGAAGCTATCAGCCATGACGAGTTCCTTGTAGCCTTTGTGTTTACCGAATCGATCTTCCAACTTACTCAAAGCGGTGTTCGCGAACGTCTGAACATTTGGTCTAAATTGACAAGTGTAAAGCATACCGTTACAGTCGAAACCAGTACTATCTTGATAGATAGTAGTGGAACGGGCTGCCATACGGTATGATTCAGCTTGTTTACTAAAGTCCGGAATGTTGATGTTTGGGTTCGGAGTGTTACCGCTAATGACGTTAGTGGCTACGTTCGTACTCGAGTCTATGTCGAAGACGAACTTGGTCCTGATGACGGAAGGGGGCAGAACGAACAACATCTTGGTGTGGTCCGGTCCGAACCCTGGCTGGAGGGAGTCCTCGATTCTGTACTCGAGGTTGACTGAAGGCGTTGTGTTAAGGTCGGGAATGCCGCGATATTCAGCACGTTTCTGCCCCGGAGGGTGTAGGTACTTCTCAACAAACGCTGCTCCGCAAGGTGTATCTGCATCGATCTCACGTCCTTTGACGTGAGCAATGTTAGATGATGCTGTGGGTGGGACTGCTGCTGCCATAGTGATGGTATATTATTTAAATTTAATAATAATTTCATAAATAAAACAAATTTAATGGTAATCCGATTAAATATATAGATTAAATTAGTGTAGGTAGAAGAACTGATTATAAATGATTAAATTGTAACAACAAACAAATCAAATTGTTGTATACATAAAACAAATAAAATTAATGATTATATAAAATAGAAAAAGAAAACTATAGTATATTCTTTGCTTCTTCGTGATGAGGTATCAAGGATGTAAACTCAATTTTCGCGGAATCTTTAAGAAAATGAAACAAGGCCTTCATACGCTCAGCAGTGATGTATCTTGTGTCGCAACCAACTTCAATGTCCTTATAATGCTCAGCGGCATAAAGACAACCCATGACAAGTTGGTTCTCTGTTTTAACGACTGCACATCTGGCATGAACGCTGGCGAGTGCTTCCTTGAAGTGTTTCTCATCTCTATACAACTTTCCAAGGAATTTACATGCGTATCTTAGAACATCAGGGAACAAACCAAAAGGTGTGATGAAAAACCCGGCAAATTCACCGATGACGTGAAAAGTTCCTTTGACAATATGTCCTGTCTGTATAAGGAACTCTATACCTTCCTTCCTACGTATGTATTTGATGCAATAAACGGCAGAATCGTCACCTTTATAGAATTGCAACCCGGCACCTTTGAAATCGTACAAAACGTTCATGAGCGCAGCGTTACAAAGTGTGTTCTCGCATATCGTAAATGGGTTACCGGAAAACTGTTTTCCGACCCCTTGCAACCAACTGGTACCGAGTTTGGATCGATATATCATTCTCCACGATAACCTGTACTCGAGGAACCAATCAGCCATCTCTTTTGGGCAGCCCACATATCTCAACAACGTATTAGAGAAAGTCGCAAATACATTGGAGAAACGGCTATCCCATTCGCTGATATCAGCGCAGAACCACTTCCTATCATCCTTTTGGGTGAAGAACTCAGTGAACTTATCCTGCAGCTTCTCATCACTGTCGTGTGTAGCAAAGATGACATTACGCTTGTTGTTCTTAGCAATTTCAGTGGCTTTTCGCAACATCACACGTGCGTAACAACCGAATATCAAATTCACACATTTGGACATAGAAGCAACACCTTGTCCTACTTTCTCGCTCTGATCAAACCCGCCTTTTGGATCAAATTTTTCTTGCCGCTTGTTAAAGAAGGATAACAGATTACCCCAAGTGTCAAAGTCCTCGTCTAGTTCGTTAACGGTTGATGGTGACATCTTCATCTGCTCGCTAAGAACACGCAATTGTTCTGTGTATTCAGCGGCGAGTTCTTCATTACTAACTTTGAAGTCAAATTCAAGTCTATGTACCTTATGGTCAGTACCATACAAAAGACGAGCAAGTCCTCTAAGCAATGAATTAACCCCTAGCTTAATTTTCTTCTCTCCTTTAACATTATTTGTAGCTTTGGCGTACCTACCTAATAAAGTGCGGATGGTCATAGCAGGCATATTAGAGACCTGCTGTTTAACGCACTTAAGATCTTTATCAACGACGTAACCGGTGATGGTCTGCGGTTTGATGGATATAGTTTCAACATTTGTCTTCAATGTGAATCCAGGCGCAATTGCATCAAAAGCCGGTTTTTCAACGACCATTTCGTGGTAGACTGGTCGCACTATCGATTTTATGATTTCAACAGTTTCAGGCAAAGTCACGTTGTCGGTGGCAATTTTAGAATCACCAATTGTCATCGGTAAATCGAACTTGTTAATAGGCTCGATGATATCGGTATCATTGACGAAAACAACTCTGGAATGCATTTCGTAATTACGTAACTTAGTACCGTCAATCCGGAAGAAGCTCGTGAAACTGCCTACAGCGCCAGCGATTACTAATTCTTTCCGCGTTCTGGTCATAGCTGTGTAGACCCACTGTTTTCTAGCGAGGAACGTGGACGTAATAGCTTTTGAATCAATGTACAAAACAATAGCATCACTCCTACTACCCTGAAAGGAAGTTATAGTACTGCAGTCATGTCCGCTAGTGTTGAGATCATCTTTGGTGCTTGAATTAAATGTAATTTTCTTGATATCTTTAAGAGTGTCAATAGCACCGCGATAAACTGTAATAGCGCCCTCGCAAGCACGCGTAATTATGTTCATTTTATATTGGTTATTAAGAACATCAGCAATAACACGCGGAATGGTGTAGGAAACGATTTTATTATTCCTAACACCAACAGTAGTCCATGAATCATAAGGTCGGCCAGTCTTGTAATTGATGGCTGGAACTTGAAGAACGTCACCGACGACGACGATTTGGCATTTGTTATTGATAGCGCGCAGCATCATCACATATTCAATGGGTACAAGACTTATCTCATCAACAACAATAACTCTCGCATTAGCAGCATGCTCTAAGGCCAAATGCGGTGTGCATGAAGTGAGGTTGAGTTCACGATGATGTTCCGAAAGCTCACGTGTAGGCGCGATGAACAATGCGTCTGGATATGTTTCAGCTGCTTCTGTGGTCTTGGATGAACCAGCAATACCGGTGATAGCGTCAAACACAACTTTTCCTCGGTATTCAGGAACAGGCACATCGACACCCACATTGACTTTGTTGAAAAAGTCAGCCCTAAAGTTTATGATCTTAGCCTTATCAAACCTCATCACATGTCTTGTTTGTGATTGAAAGTGTTTAATCAATTCATCTTCGGTAATGGGGATATCAGTGCCAAAATTACCAAGAACAAAGTATCTCTCTGCGGGTGAAGAACCAGCATGAACGGCGATGCTTTCAAAGGCGGTGTACAAAACTTTATCATCATATCTTTCAAGCAAGTAGTTAGGATTTGCGAAGGTTTTGATGAACAAGTTACCACCACGACGAAGCATATGTAAAGCAGTAGTAATCATCTCTTCAATGAGCGATTCGGTATCAAAATCACGCCCGGCATCTATGAATATTGAAGAAAAACCGTTGTAAGCAATATCGTTTGATTGTTCACGATCGAGACCTCTCGAAACCGCATTCTTGCGTCTAATATTCGTCGTAAACTTGAAAAGTTGCGAATGATGTTCATAAAAGAGCGGCGCGGCCTTAATGTTCATAAGAGGTCGAATAGCGCCGTCGTAAACGGCAGGGATGACATTGAATCCACGGTCAACGAGCATATTTGTTAGATGCCCAGGGGCGGCTGACATATCCAAAGTAAGATCCCCAATCATACCTGTGTGTGCGTCGAGTATAGGGATGAATTTATCAACGCTGCCACCTGCTGGCGTGGAAACATGCTTGTATTCATAATGTCCAACCCCGTCGTTAGTAGTATATTCGAGGTTAATTATCTTACCGCGGCCCGGGTTAATAATGACTGGATTGGCTGTAATACCATCTATAGATATAGTATAATTATAGTAATGAGCCAAAATCATTATAACGTAATCACAAAAGGGGTTATCTATGAACCTTCCTTTCTCGAGATAATCATCGACAGATATTCTGGCAAATCTCGGCACCTCCATATAATAACCATCGGAGAGAACATAACCGTAATGTCTGATAACGGAATGCAATTCGCAGATGTTAATACCAGTGGCATCATGAAAAGATTTAATCATACAATGCCCTGGTCCAATGTTGACAACTTTATCGATAACTGGTATAAAGTTTGCATTGGAAACGAATTTGAAGAACTTAACAACGCTATCAAAAACAGTCTCCTCCTTTGGTGGTAAAACAGTGTCACCGATATTAATAGGCACACTCTTCTGTACTGGAGGAGTAACATTCTTGGTTTTCTCTGGAACTTTAGTCTTAGCGATGGCATCATACAACGTCCCACGCTCGTATGTTGGAGCGTCAACTAACCGAAGTATTTCATGGTGTCTATTAATATCTTCGATTTGCGGGGATTCGAATTTAGTCTCATAGGCATATTCATTAGCCCGTATTTTGTATTCGAGAGCCCACGGTGGAAATACGCAGGGTACAACGTGGAATGACCAAATTCTATCAGTTATTGGTATAGCATTGGATGATAGTTTGACGTTCTTGTCCTTGTCATTACGTCCTGCGATGTCAGACGCGAGATTGTAAAAGAAATTGCGCATAGAAAGCAAAATATCCATACAGAAATTGTTCTCTGCGCTTTGCCAATCTTTTAGAAAATGGAATATAGCACTAATATCGCGTGTGCGACGTGTTCTTTGTAGTGCTCCGAGGACAAAGATTGATATACAAACTGTGTTGAAGTCCTTAGGGTTAACATCCCATGCGTCGTGGTAGACAATAGTGCCTATCTTAATTTGACGTGCAAGTCCTGTAATAACTGCACACAATTCAGTAAATTTAAATGCCTCTTCGTTTTGACGATTTGCATAGGCTAGACCATTATCAACAATATGTTTTGGAACGCGATAATGATGACAATCGACTTGTTTAATGGCGAAGTTGTTTAAAAGCACATGGTGCATATCAGGAACAAGATAATAATGTTCACACAATTTACTGAATGGGGTGTTTCGAAATATACGACCCTCAAATTTTGCTGTTCTAGCATAATTCAATATCAAAAGCGGTCCTCGGTGTTCAACGACCTCAATAACGATATCAAATTCGCTACCGACTAACTTGGTAATTTTACAGTGATCTAACCAAGTGCGGAACGAATGCTCATATGGGATTGAATAATCACCCATAGAGAAGAAAACTTTATCCGCTAGTTTCCTATTTTTGTCGACACTGCCATGGTATATATCAAATACCTTGTTATCGAACCCTTCAAGATATTTACTGAAGAATTCTGCAGGAGCATACATGTAACTAGTCAACGTTTGCAATCCATGTTTATCGAATATTGTATAAACATCTGACATCTTTATATCATACATGGAATGAACGGCGAAAGCGTGTGTTGCTTTGTGGTTACAATTTTGTGCCCCGCGATGGCACAAGAAAGTCTCATTTTTAGTTGTTGCAAAAATAAGATGACCTTTCTCTTCAACTGTTTTTGGCTCGGCAAGGCGCTGTGTTGTGCGATACGCCTCTCTGGAGTTATCTATCAGAAGACAATTATGTTCTGCTCCTAATGATCTCTTAACCGAATCACCAATGGTCATAGTGGTAATACCTTTTCGCATCAACCGCTCGATCTGAATTCTAGCTTGTTGATTGCAATACTCATTTAATGCGGCCAAGACAGGATGGTCGCTAGACTTAAGGTTGTCGCTCGTTGATTGTAATACATAATTATTGAGGAAGAATGATTGTAAGATAGATTTATTATCATCCGACATGGAATAAGTATGCACGAACGCTCCTCCCTTTGCTGTCAATTGATGCGCAAGTTGTGTTGTTATTTCATGCGCGTATAATTCATTCAATCTGTCTGCATGTTCACCTTTTAGATTAGCTTGAGTAAGAGCTTGCATTATTACAGGTGATTTCAAATATTTAAACTATAAGAAAATTTTCAATATGAACTAATATGGTCCAAATTTATATGATAAATCGAAAAGACGAT